GTGAAGCTGGACACCTGCGGGAATCCCGTGACCGGCGCCGGAGCCATCGCCATCGTGGGCAAGGGGTTCATCCAGGTACAGATGGAGCCGCAATACGAAGACGGCACGGAGTTCTTCGAGCGCACCGCGGACGGCTCCGTGTGCGTGAACCAGAAGGATGACCCGGTCCTGAAGCGGCTCCAGCTCACCATGGACTTCTGCGAGATCAACACCACGGGCGCTTCGTACATGATGAGCGCCCGGGAGCTGGTCGTCACCAACACCGGGTACGGCTTCGCGGTGGCGGAGGGACTGTCGTCCAACCGCTTCTCCCTGGAGCTGTGGCAGCAAGTGGCCGGAGCGGGCGCGTGCGACCCGTCGGGCCTTCAGCGGTACATCTACCACGCGTTCCCGAACTGCGGTGCGTCCAAGATCGGCTCCTACACCGTGGAGAACGACCGGGGCACGCTTCAGATCATCTGTGAGACCCGGGCGGCATCCACCGCGGCAGGAATCGGCTGGCTGGACGGTCCGGGGACCACGTCGTGGCTCCCCGCCGGGACGGTCAACCAGGCGGGCGGCGGGACGGGCATCCTGGACCACTGGCTGTTCAACATCACGACCGTGGTCCCGCCGACCCCGGCCTGTTCGCCGCAGGTTCTCACGTGATCCCGATCCTCCAGCCCCCGGAGCAGCGGTGGGAGTGCCCGAACTGCGACGTCACCGACGTGACGCGCGGCCGGGGCAACCGCTTCCACCGCTGTTCCGGCCTGGCCGGGCTGACCACCGCCCTGGTCCCGGCCGGGACACGGTGCAAGATCGAAGCCGTGGAGCGGGAGGACTTCATCCACGGGGCGGACGTCCGCTACGACGTGGATGGCCGTCCCGTGGCCGCCGCCGTCACCACGCGGGACGACGGGAACGACGTCGTGGTCTATGCCCCGACCGCGCACATGGAGGTGAGCGGAACGTGAGCTGGAGCGCCAGCGCCATCTTCCGGGAGTGGCCGAACCAGACCTTCCAGGTGTCCGGCACCGGCTACACCGGCCTGGACTCCGACACGGTCAAGGCCGCTCTGTTCAACAACAGTGTGACGCCCGACAAGGACGCGGCCGTCGCCGCGGCCGGGTACAACTCCGGCACCTGGACCACGTCCAACGAAGTGACCGGGGCGTCGGAGTGGGTGGCCGGTGGCCGCGCGCTGGCGTCCAAGACCTTCACCAGCCCGGCCAGCGGAACGTTCATGTTCGATGCGGCCGACCTGGTCGGCTCCGCGACCATCACCCTGGCCAACGTCTACGGCTGCCTGGTCTACGACGACACGATCAGCGGTGGCACCGTGGCCGACCAGGGAGTGTCCTTCCACTACTTCGGCGGCGCCCAGTCGGTGACGTCGGGTACCTTCTCGATCCTGTGGAACGCGAACGGGCTCCTGCGCATCACCGTGTGAGGAGCGGGCAATGGCCGTCACGTTCGTGAAGAAGGCGTCCGGCCAGTCCGGAACGGCTTCCACGTCGCTCACCCTGACGATGGCGTCCGCTCCGGCGGCCGGAAACCTCCTGGTCTTCACCATGGGGGGCGACAAGAACACCGGCGCCCTGACCCTGGCGGGTTTCACCCAAGTTCACTCCCTGCTCTCCACGTCGGTGTCCCTCTATCTGGCGTGGAAGGTGTCCGACGGCACGGAGACCGCCATCACGCCGTCGTGGGCCACTTCCTCTGCCGTCGGCAACGTCGCGTGGTACGGGGAGTTCAGCGACCCGGTGGTGACCGGCGCGTCGTCCTGGCAGGTGTCCGCCAGCGCGGAGCACATCACGGACGAAACGAACGTGACCTCCTGGTCCACCGGGACCACCGGCGCCGCGTCGGCCGCCGGACTGGGTCTGGCCCAGATCACCATGGACTCCGCGGACTCCGTCGTGGATGCCACCGAAGCCTGGACGAACAGCTACACCATCCTGTTCAGCACGCTGGCTTCTGCCGGTGCGCGCGGCGCCCTGTTCCTGGCCAGCGCCCCGGTACTGTCCGGTGCCACCGCGGAATCCACCTTCAGCTACACACCGTCGGTCACGCTGCGGGACCAGCTCTCCGGCTCCATGACCGTCTTCAGCAAGGTCCCGGCTCCGTCCACGTCTGTGACCACCGACGCTCCCGCGGCCACCGGAACGTCCGGCGACGCCACGGCACTCCTGTCCGTGGGAACGGACGCTCCGGCGGCCACCGGGACCGCCCAGGGCGCCGCGGTGACGCTGTCCGCGGGCGCCGCGGCGCCGGGCGCGACCGGCTCCGCCTTCGACGCGGCGGGGGCGGTCGCCGTAGCAGCACCCGCGGCGGCGCCCGCTGCCGCCGGGAGCGCCTGGGATGCCGTCGGAGGCATCACCGGCCAGCCGGACACCGTCCAGGCCGCTGGAGAGGCGTACAGCGCTTCGGCGGTGACCATGGTTCCGGTAAACGCTCCGGCCGGGGCGGCATCCGCCACCGGTGCCGCTTACGACGTCTCCACCGGGCGCCCCCAGACCGTCATCCGGCAGCGCGCCAGCGGCCGGGAGCCGTCCGGCCGGGCGGCCGGGTATCAGCCGGTATCCTCCTGGGCAGGGCGGGAACCGCCTTCCAGGTTCGAAGGATCGGAAGCGGGGTCGTGATGGCGGACATCATCCTGGGTCCCTACGTCGTCGGCGAGAAGCCCGCCCCACTGGACTACACCTTCCTGGACAGCGCGGGCACACCGCTGGACCTGACCGGGTACACCGCGGCCTTCCGCTGCCGGGAGAAGTTCACGGACGGGGTCTTCAGCGCGGCAGCCGCCATCCCCACCGGGACGGACGGGCTGGTGGAGTACACCTGGTCCGGCAGCGAGTTCCCGACGTCCGGCCACTACTTCGCGGAGCTGTGGGCGGGGAACGGTACCAACCGCTTCGCCTCCCTCCGCATCCAGTTCGACGTGGCCGCCTCCGTCGGCGATGCCCCGACCATCTGAGAGGCCATCGTGACCGCCGACTTCGGACCGTGCTCCGCCTGGGACCCCATCTGGCCGTGCGACATCAGCATGTACTCCCCGGCGGCCACCGGCATCGCCGCCCAGGCCGCCACGGAAATCGTGTGGGCGATGTCCGGCCGCCAGTTCGGCACCTGCTCCGTGACGCTCCGGCCGTGCCGCCGGTCGTGCTACGACAACGGCTGGTGGCTGATGTCGCGGTACACGTCCTGGTCGAATTCCTACTCCTCTCCGCTGGTCTACGGCGCCGGGCGGTACGGGTTCTGGTTCGACACGGAGTGCGGGTGCGGTGCGGTGTGCGGCTGCTCCCGGATCTCCCAGGTGGAACTCCCGGCGCCGGTGAACTCGATCACGACCGTCCTCCTGGACGGAGCGGCCATGCCCGCCTCCGGCTACCGGGTGGACGACAACCGCTGGCTTGTCCGGACCGACGGCGGCCGGTGGCCGCGCTGCAACGACCTGGCCAAGGACGACACCCAGCCGGGGACCTGGTCGGTCACCGCGCTGTACGGCCAGGACGTCCCGACGGGCGGCCGGGTGGCCGTCGGCGAGATGGCGTGTGAGTACCTGAAGGCCATGAACGGCCAGGACTGTTCCCTGCCGCCGGGCGTGACCCAGCTTGCCCGCCAGGGCGTGACGATCCAGATCCCCCAACCGGGGGAGCTGTTCAAGAACGGGAAGACCGGGCTCTACACCGTGGACGCCTTCATCAGCTCCGTGAACCCCAGCGGGCTCCGGCGCCGGTCGAAGGTCTACAGCGTGGACCACCGCCCGGACCGGAGGGCGGGCACGTGACGATCCTGGGCGACGACCGCTGGTGGCAGGTGGCCACCCGCGTGGTGGCGGCCGTACAGGCGGCCCTGACCGTCCCTGTGGAGCGTGCCGGGGTCGTCCCCGGGGCGGTCGCCTGGGATGAGTGTGACTGCGGGCTCCTGGCGGTCTCCTGGACCGTGTCCTACCCCAGCGACAGCTTCCCCACCGAACAGACGGGCGTGGTCGGGAACTGTTCGGCGGCCTGGGAGGTGGCGGAGTTCCTGGTCCAGGTGATCCGGTGCGCGCCGGGCCCGACTGCCCAGGCGAACGCTCCGACGGTAAAGGCGCTCTCCGACGCGGCCCGCCTCCTGGACACCGACGGGAACCAGGTCGTCCGGGCGGTCTCCGTCCTGCTCTGCACGATGAAGGACGCCATGGACGTGGAGGACTTCCTGGTCACCCGGCGCATCCCGCAGGGCCCGGAAGGGAACTGTGTCGGGTCCGAACAGCGCTTCCTGGTCGCGCTCCCCCGTCTTGCCGTGGCTACGGTGTAGCCATGGCCGAAATGCTGACGATCAACGCCACGGCCGCCCAGCGCCTGGCGGTGAACTCCTCCCGGAGCATCACCCAGCGGAAGACCCAGGCGGTGGCGGGTGTCGCCCGGCTGATCGCGCCGGGCTCCATGAAGCAGAAGATCCGGACGGTGGGCGGCTCCGGGCCGTCTCCGATCGGCATCGTGGTGTGCGACCACCCGGCCGCCATCTACGTCATCCACGGGACGAAGGCGCACGTCATCACGCCGCGGGAGAAGGCGGTCCTGGCCTTCACGCCGCGCGGCGGGGGGAACGTCGTCTTCGCCAAGATCGTGCACCACCCGGGGACGAAGCCGAACAACTTCCTCCTCCGCGCGCTGAAGCTGGGCGGTGGCCGGTAGCTCCGGAAAGATCTTGGTCAGGTCCGCGTTAGCGTCTTGACCATGAAGGACTTCAGCCGGGCCCGGCCCACCGTGAGTTTCAAGATCGATGACGACGTCTTCACCGGCGTCCCCGCCATGTCGGCGGACGACATGGTGGCCCTGGTCGCCACCTTCGCCGACATGGACGAAGACGACCCCGTCCAGGTGGCCAAGACGATCAAGGACATCGTCCGGAACCTCCTGGACAGCCGGTCGGCGGACCGCTTCGTCAACCGTATGGGCGACCGCGTCCAGCCCATCGAGTTCGACCAGGCGAACGAAGTGATCCTGTGGCTGATGGGTGAGTACGGCATGCGCCCTACCGAACAGCCCTCTCCCTCTGGGAGTGGGCCAGCCAGCCCGGCGTCTGGCACGAACTTGACGGAACCTACGTCGGTCGCGGTATCGACCTCCTCTCCCTCCCTTGGGACCAGTTCCTGAACGTCATCTACGCAGAGATGACCCAGCGCCTGAAGGTCGAAGAGAACGAAGACCCGGAGCAGGTGCGTAAGGGGCTGGACAACGAACTGGGCGTGACCGCCTGGACCGTGCCCGGCCGGAAGCCGCTCGAACTACCGGACATCGACCCCCGCGCCCCGCTGTGGTGGCAGGGGGACGAAGAGGCCAGCTCCAGCTTCCTGGCCGCCTACGGGATCACACTCACCGATGATCCCCTTCCCGGAGAGGTGACACCGGATGGCTGACGAAGTCATCGGCCGCGGACTGATCGAGATCCTTCCCGACTTCAAGAACTTCGGGAAGGAGCTGGCCGCATCCATGCGGACCGCGCGGGCCCAGCTTGACGGCTCCGCGGCCGGACTGCGCGCGTCGGCCGGGACCGTCTTCAACTCCATGGCGAAGGTCGGCAAGGGCGTCTCCGTCGTTGGGGTCGGTGTGGCCGCCGCGTCGGTCAAGATGGCAGGCGACTTCCAGGCGGAAACCGCCGTACTCCAGACGGCCGCCGGGGAGTCGGCCAAGGGCCTGGCCACCGTCCGGAAGGGAATC